GGGGAGCGAGAACCATTCCGTTTGCAGATTACAAGCCAGTAACGTTTCAGCAGGCTGGTCTTAAAATTCCTAAAGCGAGTGATAAGTTTAACTATGACAATGTTCCTTATTTCAGTGGCCCTAATATTAGACCCAAGAACATGGTTTTTAAAGATGATATGTATGTGCCAGACCCAACCAATAAACCCGGACTAGCAGATTTCATGCGCACTCGGAAAAATCTACCTTCATCAATGGCGACAGACTTGAGGTTGGGCCTTGGTTCTTTGAGTGGCCCTGAAGGTTTTACGGATGCTTTAGAGAGTTTGGGTTTTGGAACGTTTAGGAATAAAGACGGGGGCATTTCTGATGAGGCTGCGTTGGCCTATGCAAATTTTCAACAGGCTTCACGAGACAGTAGAGATCGTCAAGAAGCGGAATCAATGGGCGATGGCGATGACAACTTCTACGGCAACTATGATCCGTGTCCCGAGGGTTATCGGACTGATCCGGTAACGGGGATGTGCGTTCCTGTAATGGGCATGTCGTATGAAACGGCTCCTGCGGCTCCTGCGGCTCCTGCGGCTCCTGCTCAGTATCAGGGTAATTTTGCAGGCAGTCCATTTCCTGATCTTGCGCCCCGTGTTCCAGCAGCACCGATGGGAAGAATGCCTATGGCGGGTTATACTCAACCTATAGACTACGTTCGTCCAACGATCTCTTCTCCCACGCCTCAAGGCATTGCAGGCATTCCGATGACTCCGATTATGGGTTAGTCATGAAATGTCGGCATTGCGGTAAAGAGATTATTGAGGAGGATACGGTGGACAAGGTTCCTTCGTGTTCCTCTTGCTATCTGCCTTGGTTTTTCTTTTTAGCTCGGAGGGACTATGAACTGTTGGCATTGTAGTACCGAGTTAATTTGGGGCGGGGACCATGACATAGATGACGATGAGGACTATGTTATGGAGACGAACTTGTCGTGTCCTAGATGTAGAACGTTGGTAATGGTTTATTATCCCGCAGAGGAACAAGATGACCCTTCAGAGCTTTGATGCGCTTCCCGAGGAGGCGCTGAAAGAAATACTGGCTTTAACTGAGGCCAAGAAGCGGCTTGATTTACAAGAGCAGGCGCAGAACAAGTTCATGCCGTTCGCGCATCATGTGTATGAGAACTTCATTGAGGGCCGTCATCATAGGGTGATTGCGGAAAAGCTGGAGGCTGTGGCTCGTGGCGAGTTGAAGCGGTTGATTATTAACATGCCTCCCCGTCATTCGAAGTCCGAGTTTGCGAGTTATCTGATGCCTGCTTGGTTTTTGGGTAGGAACCCTAAACTAAAGATAATTCAGGCTACCCATAATACAGAACTAGCTGTACGTTTTGGTAGGAAGGTTCGAGATTTAATTGACGATCCTGCGTATCGGGAGATTTTTCCGGAGACGAACTTGAAGGAAGACAACAAGGGCGCGGGAAAATGGGGCACTGACAAGGGCGGCGAGTATTTTGCTGCGGGTGTTGGTGCTGCGGTCACGGGTCGTGGCGCGGATTTGTTTGTGATTGACGATCCGCACTCGGAGCAGGACGCTATGAGCGACACTGCGTTCGACAATGCGTATGAGTGGTACACTTCTGGTCCCCGTCAGCGTCTACAACCGGGGGGTGCAATCATAATTGTTATGACCCGCTGGGGTAAGAAGGACCTTACGGGTCGATTACTGGCCCGACAGGGCGGTGACATCATGGCAGACAAGTGGGAAGTGGTAGAATTTCCTGCGATCTTGCCTAGTGGCAATCCTTTGTGGCCTGAGTTCTGGGAAAAAGACGCATTACTGGGAATTAAAGCGTCTTTGCCTGTCTCAAAGTGGTCTGCGCAGTGGCAACAGACGCCCACGGCCTCGGAATCTGCGATTATCAAGCGCGATTGGTGGCAACCGTGGGAGCAGGACAAGATTCCGCCCTTAAAGTACATCATGCAGTCGTATGATACGGCCTTTTCGAAGAAGGAAAGCGCGGATTACAGCGCAATTACGACTTGGGGCGTGTTTAACCCGCTAGAGGGCGGTCCTGACCACATAATTTTGATGGATGCGCAGCGTGGTAGGTGGAGTTTCCCTGAATTAAAGGAAATTGCCTATGATGAGCACGAATACTGGGAACCAGACATGGTTATCATAGAAGCCAAGGCCACTGGACAACCTTTGATAGACGAATTACGTCTCAAGGGCATTCCTGCCTTGGGTTTTTCTCCGGGCAGGGGCAAGGATAAGGTCACTAGGATGCACTTGGTAGCTCCGTTGTTTGAGGCGGGGGTGGTTTGGTATCCGATGGACAAGAAGTTTCCTGAAGAGGTCATCGAAGAGGTTACTTCTTTTCCGTATGGTGACAATGACGATTATTGTGATAGTATGACCCTAGCTTTAATGCGTTTCCGGCAGGGTGGGTTCATCTATCTGGATGGCGAAGATGACCAAGAAGAAGAATGGAAGCCTCGTAGACGGGAGTATTACTGATGGTAATGGCACCAGACATAGAAGTACCGATTAATGTGCCTATGGAGTTTCCTAACGGGGCCGAGGTTATTGATGACGGCATGGGCGGGGCGATAGTCCAGTCTATGGAAGAGATGCCTATGGATATCCCTGATGACATCCCGTTTGATGCAAACTTGGCAGAATACTTGGATGACGGTGTTCTTGGCGAGATATCCTCTGATCTTCGTGGGTTATACGAGGAAGACTTAGAGTCGAGGTCCGATTGGGAGCAGACGTACACCAAGGGTTTGGATTTACTTGGGTTAAAAACAGAGGAGCGCACAACTCCGTTTGAGGGTGCGTCCGGCATTGTGCATCCCATGATTAGCGAGAGTGTCACGCAGTTTCAGGCGCAGGCATACAAGGAGCTTCTGCCAGCGGGTGGCCCTGTTAGAACCCGTCTTATGGGTATGCAGGATCAAGCTCGTGAGGATCAGGCTAATCGTGTAGAGAACTTTATGAACTACCAGATTACGGAGATTATGGAAGAGTACGATCCGGACATGGATCAGATGCTGTTTTATCTCCCTCTGTCTGGCTCTACGTTTAAGAAGGTTTACTTCGACGCTACGAAACAACGTGCAGTTGCACAGTTCATCCCAGCACAAGACTTAGTTGTGCCGTACTCTGCTTCTGACTTGGCTACAAGCAATCGAGTCACCCATGTTTTGCGTATGGACATCAACGATGTACGCAAGATGCAGGTTGGCGGCATGTATCGTGACGTTGATCTCAAGGAGGGCGGAGAGGTTGAGGCTGACTCTGTTCGTCAGAAGGTTAACGAGCTAGAGGGCTTATCAAAGAATTACTCGGACGATGTTCTGACGGTGCTAGAGATGCATGCGGACATGGACATTGATGGCTTCGAGGACATTAACCCTGAGACTGGGGAGCCATCGGGCATAAAACTGCCATATATCATTACGATTGATGACAACTCTGGTCAGGTTTTGGCTATTCGTCGCAACTATGACGGCGCTGACCCAGTTCGTCGTAAGCGGCAATACTTTGTTCACTACAAGTTTATGCCCGGATTAGGGTTTTATGGCTTTGGTTTAGTGCATATGATTGGCGGCTTAGGTCGCGCATCAACTAGCATTTTGCGACAGTTAATTGACGCTGGTACATTAGCCAATCTTCCGGCTGGTTTTAAGGCTCGTGGTGTTCGCGTTCGTAACTCTGATGAGCCACTGCAACCGGGAGAGTGGCGGGACATTGACGTTCCGGGCGGTGCAATTAGGGACTCGATTATTCCTCTGCCATACAAGGAGCCTTCGGCTACCTTGGCACAGATGCTTGGTGGGTTGGTTGCAGATGGCAGACGCTTTATATCTGTAGCAGACGCACAGGTACCAGATATGAACCAGCAATCTCCAGTCGGCACGACTGTTGCATTGTTGGAACGTGGATCAAAGGTTATGTCCGCGATTCACAAACGATTGCACTACGCGCAGAAAACCGAGTTCCGGCTTTTGGCGCGTATCTTCGCTGAAAACCTACCTCCTATTTACCCATATGAGGTGTCTGGGGCACCCCAGCAGGTTAAGGCGCAAGACTTCGACGGCAGGGTTGACGTCCTCCCAGTCAGTGACCCTAACATTTTTTCGATGGCGCAGCGAGTTACATTGGCCCAACAACAACTCCAGTTGGCTCAGTCAAACCCGCAAATGCATAACCTCCATGCAGCCTATAAAAGAATGTATCAGGCGTTGGAGGTGCAAAACATTAACGAGATACTTCCGCCCCCTCCTCAACCGCAGCCAATGGACCCTGCGATGGAGAACTCGGATATAATCTCTGGAAAGCCAGCTAAGGCGTTCCCCCCTCAAGACCACGATGCTCACATACAGGCTCATTTGAGTTTGTTGAATTTGCCGATACTTCAAAGCACTCCCCCTGTTCTGGCAGGATTGTTTACTCATGTGTTGGAGCATGTCTCACTGAAGGCCCGTGAAACGGTTATGGAGCAGATACAGTCTATTGTTGCGGGACCACAGCAACAGATGCAGCAACTACAACAGATGGCTCAGGCAGGGGCTATATCGCCTCAACAAGCCCAGCAACAGATGCAGCAACTGCAGCCACAACAGTTTTCACCTGAGCAGGTAGAGGCTCAGGTTGCGGTAGTGGAAGCGGAGTTGATGGCGGATATCATGCCTCGTTTGGCAGTAGGTCAGAAGAGTGGTGGAGAAGACCCACTGGTTCAAATTCGCACGCAGGAACTTCAGATCAAGCAGATGGAAGCGGAGCACAAAGCTGCGATAGATCAGGCTAAGATTGAGATAGAGGGTGCCAAGCTAGAGCAACGTGCGGTAACGGATGCGGCTCGTTTGGATTTGCAGGAAGAGATTGCCGACAACCGAAACGAAGTAAACCAAGATCGCATTGAGATGCAACGTGAGTCTATGATGCGGAAGGGCTTAGGATAATTGTGCGCCCATGATAGACCCTGTAACGGCATTTGCAGCCGCTAACGCGGCTTTTAAGGGCGTTAAAATGTTGGTTGGCGCTGGTCGTGAGATACAGGATGTCAGCCAGCAACTTGGCGCGTGGTACGGTGCGGTTGCTGATATTTCCAAGGCGGAGTCCCAGCGCAAGAAACCTACGTGGTTAGATAAGCAGACTCACGGGACCGATAACATAGAGCAGCAAGCTATGGATATCGTGATCCGAAAGAAGACTTTGCTTGAAAAGGAAAAAGAGATTAAGTTTATGCTGGACTATAGGTTTGGCTTGGGGACTTATGACGAGATGCTGGGGATGCGCCGTAAGATACGCGCTGATAGAGAAGCAACAATTTATGCCGCCATGGAATCTAAAAGGCAGATGGCTAACAACGCGGCTATTGGCGGATTGAGTTTGGGCATATTCGGCGTGTTGGGTGGCGGTATTTATTTAATAGTATTGGCTACGCAATGATAAACGCGCTTATTTTGTCTGTTACACTTGCTGGTGTGGCAAACCCAACTCATGTTCAATGTCACTTATGGAAACGGTTTACGGACGGAAACGGTCAAAAGGTGTGTGTCTATAGGTTTACGGCAGGTTTTGGAGGATTGGGGTATCATTACCCTACGAAGAGTTTTTCCGAGTGTCCGAAGGTATTTAGTTGCATTTAC